ACGACCAATCATTTCTTCCTCAGGGAGTAGGCGCAATAGGCGCAGCAATTGTCGGACCTACAGTAAAAGGACCTGCTTTTGTACCAACAGTAGTAAGAAGCTTTGCAGAATATGAAAGAAGATTTGGAGGATTAAGCAAAGAAACTTTTGTCCCTCAAACAGTTCGAGAATATTTACGAAATGCAGGATCAGTTACTGTAACAAGAGTGTTAGCAGGTGGTGGTTATGAGTTTAAAGAAACCCAAAATGAACCAATAGTACTAACAGCTACTAAAGCAACTACAACCGAAGCTAAATTTGCTACAGCTTCAATTATTTTTAATTATGCACCCAATAATGTAAGTGGAACAGATGATAATGATGGTCCCGATAAAATAATAATAGATAGAACATCATTTATTTTTGTTGAAACCCCAAGTAATTACCCGAACCACGCTCAAACAGCTGACCAAGATGGTGTTGTTTATGTAGAGTCAGGTCCAGATAACCCTAGTGTAGCAGAAACAACAGCTACAGTTACCCAATTTGTTGGTACTTTAAACGCAACATTCGAAACATTTGGAATCCCCCTTGTGGCAGATATTACCAATACAGGTTGGAACGATGTGATAAATTTTTCAGGATCAGTAAAAGGTGCTAAATCAAACATACCAATCTATTCAGGTTCAGGAGGTGGTAATGACACATTTACTTTTGGACACGGAGCAGGAGCTTCAGCTCTTATGGAAGAGGGAGAGTTAGGAGGAACAGACCAAGTTAATGCATCAGATGCAAGTCTTTTACTAGGAGTAATTTATCCTTCAAAAACTATAGGTGATGCAGATTTAGGTGCATCAACTTTTCCACTTGGAGAGGCTGCAATTAGTGAACAAAATACATTACATTTAAAAGCTGATGGAGGATCCACTTTTTCATTTCAAGGTTCTGTAAATCCATCAGATAATAATTACCTTTTTAAACAATTAGGTGATAATCCAAATAATAGTAAAACGGGGGCTATTGAATATAATGGTACTCCTGGATACACTTATTTAAATTTTAAAAGCCTCCAAACAATTTTAAATGCAACCGAAGATGCAGAACCATCAGGTTATGATGGTTTCGGATCCCTAAGTGATTTAACTATATCTTACCTTGGTAGTACAGGCATGAAATTTGAAGGATTAACTAGCCAAGCAGAAGGATACTCATACGCATCAACTCCATTTATTACTTCTCAGCTTCTTTCACTAGATCCAACTATATCTGGTCGTGTGCAACAATTATTTAAATTCCATAGTTTAGGACATGGTAATGAATGTAATTTAGATTATAAAATTTCTATCACAGGTTTAAGAGAACCAGCTGATATAGATGGTGAAGAACAATATTCAACATTCTCAGTGTTAATTAGAAGATATAATGACACAGATAAAAATCCAGTAATTTTAGAACAATATAATAATTGTAATTTAAATCCAGAAAGTCCAAATTATATTGCAAGAGTAATTGGAGACAGATACCCACAATATAATGATACTTTAGGTAAAGTAGAATTACTTGGTAATTATCCTAATGTTTCACAATTATGTAGAGTAGAAGTTTCAGATGCTGTAGCAGAAAAAGCAATTAGCCCCAAATTATCTCCTAAAGGATTTAAAGCAGTACAAAATCCTATATCAACTGCTTCTTTTGCAGAAGCATTTTTATTCCCATCAGCTTCATATGAGGGGGATCAAGTAATAGGAAACAACTATAATAGTAGAGCATTTTTAGGTTGGAAATTTGATGAAAAAGAACAAGACAATAAAAATTTCCTTAATCCTCTCCCTTCAATTGTAGAACTCAATTCATCGGGTGATTTTAATATTGATAATTACGATGGTCATTTAAATTCAGGTTTATGGACAGGTTCATTAAGTGCATCAATTGACCCAACAGGACAAGATGGACCTACAGCAGATCAACTTCAATTTTCAGTTTGTTTCCAAGGAGGTACAGATGGAATAGCTCCTTACCAAGTTAAATTTATAGGAAATGAAAGTTCATTACATACTAATTACACAGAGGGTTCTAATTTATATGGATTTGACATGAAAGCTGGCCAAGCAGGTTCTGAAGGATATAAAAAAGCACTTGATATTCTTTCAAATCAAGACGAATATGACATTAATATGTTAGCATTACCTGGTGTAATTAAATCTTTACATACAAATGTCACTAATGCAGCTGTTGACATGTGTGAAGACAGAGGAGATGCATTTTATGTAATGGATTTAACACAATATAATAATTCAGTAAACCAAGCTGTAAACGCAGCAAGCGGGTTAGACACTAATTACGCCGCAGTTTATTATCCATGGGTTAAAGTCAATGGTCCTTCAGGAACTCCCGTATTAGTTCCACCATCAGTAATAGTTCCAGGAGCAATTGCTGCTTCAGACAGAATTGCAGCTGAATGGTTTGCACCTGCAGGTTTAAATAGAGGTGTGTTAGGAAACGTAATTGAAGCTAAAATGAGATTAAATCAATCTGAAAGAGATCGTTTATATAATGCTAAAATTAATCCAATTGCAACATTCCCACAAACTGGAGTTTGTATTTGGGGTCAAAAGACACTTCAAGAAAGATCAACAGCATTAGACAGAATCAATGTTCGTAGATTGTTAATTGCACTTAAGAAATTTATTGCAAGTTCTTCAAGATACTTAGTATTTGAACAAAATACAAATCAAACACGTAATAGATTCTTAAATATAGTTAACCCATACTTAGAAAGTGTACAACAAAGACAAGGTCTATACTCATTTAGAGTACAAATGGATGAAGCTAATAACACAGCAGATGTAGTAGATAGAAATCAATTAGTAGGTGCTATTTATTTACAACCAACTAAAACAGCAGAATTTATAATTCTTGACTTTAATGTATTACCAACGGGTGCTACATTTGATGGAAATGGTGGAGGAGGATACTAAAAAAGGAAATCCTTTATATTTATAACGGAATAAAATAACAAACGATGGCAATATTAGAAACAAACCAAATGATGTTTACAGCATTCGAACCTAAACTACAAAATAGGTTTATAATGTTGATTGACGGAATCCCTTCTTACTTAATTAAAAAAACAGCAAGACCAAGTATTTCTTTTACAAATATAACTTTAGATCACATTAATACCAAAAGAAAGATCAAAGGTAAAGGAGTTTGGAATCCAATTCAAATGGAATTATACGATCCAGTAACACCATCTGGCGCCCAAGCAGTAATGGAATGGGTTCGTTTGTCACATGAGTCAGTTACAGGTAGAGATGGTTATTCTGATTTTTATAAAAAAGAAATTAACATTCAATCTTTAGGTCCTGTAGGTGATGTAGTTGAAGAATGGAAATTAAAAGGTGCTTATTGTCAACAAGTTAATTTTGGAGATTTGGATTGGGCACAAGATGGTGCACCACAAACGATTACTTTAACTGTTGAAATGGATTATGCAATTTTAAATTACTAAAATATACTTCTCTCCCGAAGTTGCGAGGTTGGACGTCATTTTTTGACGTCCTTTCTTTTTTTTATATATGTATATCTGAACAAGTTTTAATAAAAAGTTATGGAAGAACAAAAATTTCCCTCAGAGTTAATTACTCTACCCTCAAAAGGTTTACTTTATGCAGAAGACAGTCCTTTAAAAAAAGGTGAAGTCGAAATGAAATATATGACTGCTCGTGAAGAAGACATTCTCACAAATGTTAATTTTATCAAAAATGGAACAGTATTAGATAAATTAATCCAATCACTTATGGTTGATAAATTTAATTATGATGATCTACTCATTGGAGATAAAAATGCAGTTTTAATTGCAGCACGAATTTTAGGATATGGTGCTGAATATGAAATAAAAAAAACTCACCCTCAAACAGGACAATCAGAAAAAGTGTCTATTGATTTAACCTCATTAAATGACAAAGAATTAGACAGTTCTTTAGTAAATGAAGGAAAAAATGAATTTGAATTCGAATTACCTGCCTCAAAACGCACAGTTACATTTAAACTTTTAACTCATGGTGATGAAAAGAAAATTACCCAAGAATTAGAGGGCTTAAAACGTTTAAATAGAGAAGGTTTTGAAGGAACTACTCGTTTAAAACACACAATAGTTGCGGTTGATGGTAATTTTGATACAAAAATAGTTAGAGATTTTGTTGATAAAACATTATTAGCAAGAGACGCAAGAGCTTTAAGACTTCACATAAAAGAAATTTCACCCGACACAGAACTAAAGGTAGATTTAACTTACTCCGATGGGTACATTGAATATGGTGTACCGTTTCCCCTTGGAGTCGACTTTTTTTGGCCTGACGTCGGAGTATAGGATATTATTATTTACTCAGATACACGATTTAGTGTACCATGGAAACGGCGGATTCATACACTCTGAAGTATATAATATGCCAATTTGGATGAGAAGATTTCATATCCAAAAAATTAATGAATATAATAAAAAACAACAAGAAGCAAGAGAAAAATTAGAAAAACAACAATCAAACACAAATTCTATTGTTAGACCTAATATAAAACCTTCTTCAGTTTATAATTTTAAAAAATAATAAAGGTGCATAAGCACCTTTATTTTTTCTATATTTATAATAAAATAACCTTACTATGGCAGAAGACAATGAACCTTTTGGAGAAATAGGCAGAGCAGGACAACAAGCTACAGATTCATCATCAAGAGCTAAACGATATTCAGATCGACAAGGTGCTACTGGTGAAAGTGTTAAATTCTTAAAAGAATCGGCTGATTTACAACAAAAACTTGTTAGTTTATTAGCGGATGAAGCAGCATTAATTGAACAAATAAAAGATGGTAAAAAGTCTCTTGTTGATTTAGCTAAATTAGAAGAAGGTAAAGAAGATCTTATACTTAAATCTAAACAAAACCAAAATATTTTATCAGGAGTAGGAACTATGGCATCAAAACAACAAAATAGAGCAATGGATTCTGTTTTATCCTCAGTTAATAAAATAAAAGGTATTAATGAAAAAGATGTTGGTTTAAATAAAGTAAAGAATTCATTAATGGGCAAAGCAGAACTTAATATGAAATCTTTAAGTGGACTTACAGGCGGTTTAGCTCCTAAAGCCCTTAATTTTGTAAAAGCTCTAAGAGCTAATCCTATGATAATGATAGCATCAGCAGTTATAGGTTTAATGAAAATGCTAATTAGTGTAAACAATGAAATAGCTGAAATAGGTAGAGGATTAGGAGTATCGGCTAATGAAGCTAGAGATGTTCGAGCTAATTTTGCTGCAATTCAAGGAGCATCTTCCAATGTACTAAATACAACTGCTGAAATAGCTAAAGCACAAGGTACTCTTAACTTAGCATTAGGTACTTCTGCTACTATGATTAGCGGTAGAATATTAGATGGTATGGCTACCCTTCAAAACAGAATGCAGTTAACAGCGGAATCAGCTGTTGGTTTTGCTCAATCTGCTATGTTATCAGGCAAAAGTGTAACTCAATTAAGAGATGATGCTATAGGTTCTGCATTAGCAGTAGAAAAAGAAAGAGGAACAAGATTAGACATTAGAAGTATACTTGAAGAAACAGGTAAAGTTACGGGACAAATTAGAGCTCAATTAGGTGGTAGTGTAGAAGCTATAGCAGAAGCAGTATCTAAAGCTAAATCTTTAGGTATGGAGTTAAAAGGAGTAGCAGCAGCAGGAAAACAACTTTTAAATTTTGAACAAAGCATATCAGCTGAATTAGAAGCAGAATTACTTACTGGAAAACAAATTAATTTAGAAAAAGCTAGACTAGCCGCATTAACAGGTGATTATACAACATTAGCTGAAGAAATTAATGCTAATGTAGGTGACTTTTATGAATTTAGTAAGTTAAATGTTTTACAACAAGAATCATTAGCTAAAGCAGTAGGCCTGGAAGCAGATGCATTATCTGATATTTTAATGAAAAAAGAAAATATAGCAGATTTAGCTGAAAAAGCAAGGCTTGAAGGAAAAGAAGATTTAGCCCAAAATTTAGAACAACTTTCAGTACAACAACAATTTAATGCTGCTATAGAAAAATTAAAAACAGCTGTTATTAACTTTGTTGCTCAATTAGAAAGTGAAGGAAGTTTTCTTTTTGATTGGTTAGGATTTACAATTGAAAAAGGAGGCACAGCAGCAGGTAGTGTAGGAGCAGGAAAAGAAGCCGATATAGAAGGAGCAGTAGAAAGAGGGTTATCTAAAGCTAAAATTAATGTGGCTACAAGATATGATTCTTTTAATCATAATAATCCTTCATACATTAACGGAAGAATTATGTCTACTGCTAAAAATAATAATAGTTTCGCTTAACTTTATATTTATAACAAAACAATAATATTATGGGATTAAAAGACAAAACAAGTTTATACGATTTAGTACCAGGACCTGATGCTCCTGTAGGTGATTTTGAGAATGTACAAGGAGGACCTAATTTTGATTTAAGTTCAGATTCAACATTACAACAAGATTCACTAGCAAACCAATACTTATACACCCATGGAAATTCTCCAGGGTTAGCAGGAGGAGATAATGGTAGTAATTTAGATATAAATGGTCAGCAAGGTCCCTCATTTAATCTAGGCCAAGATTCAACGTTACAACCAGATTCATTATTAAATGTATATAATAATTCTCAACTTAACTATACAGCTCCTCAAAATGGGAATCCATTATCACAAGATTTAAATGGAGGATTACCATCAACAGGAAAATATGAAAACAATGGTCCTGAAGGGGGATATTTCTAAAATATGGCTTTAAAAGAACTCTTATCAAATTTAACAAGTGGAGATGTAGAATCATCTTACTCTAATTACCCAACTCAAGAACTTCATTTAGAGGCTGTAAACTTTAATCAAAGAAATTTTAAATTTGGTGAGGGTAGACAATCTGATCGAAATGGGGGTGGTTTTAGTCGAGAACCTTTCATAGGCAATTCACTTGCTCAATTGGGTATATCATCTGGTAATCTTGACCTTTCAGACGCTAATGATTCAGTAAGTGGTTTAGAAATTGTAGATGGAATAACAGATGGGTTAGTAAGAGGTGGATTAGTAACAGCATTACAAAGATCAGTAACGGACACCCAAAGATTAACAAATTTTTATTTTTCCGAAAGAGGTGTAGGTTTTTTACTTAAACAAACATTATTACAAACTACTAACCCTGCTATTGAAGACGGAGAAGCAGAAACATTTGAATTTTTCTCAGATATTACGGGTTTACGTCGAAACAGACAATTTAATCCTCTTGGAACTAATTTATTAGCCCAATCACTTGTAAATTTTAGTGGTACTCATTTTGATAGAGCAGGTTTATTACCAATATGGCCTGATGAAAGAAAATATGAAAATGTAGTAAGAAAAAAAGCTAATGATATAG